ATATATATTAGAAATATATAAAACACACGTTACGCGTATTATCTACATCTGATAAATCGACAATTGTTTCAAACAGGAATCCACATTTGTGATTATCCTCTTCTTTTCTAAATTATAATCTCGTATTTGAGTTAAACATGTCCCAATACGTGACCAGCACATTTTGCTTACCTCGGACCGTTGGTAATTATCCAGATTCAGCGTGTCATTGTATTCCATATATACAAGAAAATACTTGTGTTTGTAAGAAATGTAATTAGAACCAACGAATATCTCTTCAAACGGAGTCACGTTGTGTATTGGATGTATTATGTCCGAAGAGAACCCAGTTTCCTCGCAAAATTCGCGAATGGCGCAATCATAGTCCGTCTCGTTATTATTCCTCCGACCCTTAGGAAACCCCCACTCGGGTTCCGTCCAATTTGAATATTGTCTGGATTCATCTATCAAATTAGAGAGTGTATAGAAATCATTACGCAGAACAACCCCAGATACCAAAGTGGAATGTTTTTCTCTCGAATTACTTTCTTCCATTTTGTATCTCGCATTACAGAATCCTTCGCCCCATATGTCTTTCCAAAGTGTGTTAAAATCGATTGTCTTTAAACGGTTCTTCTCATGTTCCGTCATCTGTTTCAACATATTCATTATATAGCTTTTGTTCTGAACGGAATATTTCCCACGCATGAAGTCAATATAACCAAGGCTATCCTTCCTACATATAAGCAAATACTCTATTGCGCCAGTCTTCGACTTGCGAAATGCAATAACGCCGGAGCTAGTAATTGGCATTTTGCAATTTGTAAATTGATGTCCAACTTTTCCACAATTATTACAGTGATTATTTTTATTCATACCGGTAAAATATATAATAACAGAGTTCTATATACTTTACCTACATGAATTTTGATTCTGATGTATGGGGACCTCATTATTGGTTTTTTTTACACACCATTGCTCATTCCTATCCTGAAAATCCGAATGCAGTCACAAAGCGTAAATATTACGACCTCATACAGAACATGCCATTGTTTATTCCAGAAGCCGAGATGGGTAGCAAATTTAGCAATATGATTGACAAATATCCAGTTAGCCCATATTTAGGTTCTCGCGAATCATTTGTTCGATGGATGCATTTTATACATAATAAAGTGAACGTGTCACTAGGTAAAGAGGAGATGTCATTCTTGAAATCAATTGATATTTACAAGTCGTATTACAAATCAAAGCCATTTGTGCTGAGCGAGCAAATTAACTTGAGAAAGCATTATCTCTATGCAGCCATCGTGTTTTTATGCATATTTTTGATATATGTTTATTATTAATTGTATAGATATAATATAATATAGTAAATGCGTTTCGAATTAGTAATTTTATTGGTAACTGCCTTTGTAATAGCAAATATTCATACAGATGGTAAGTATCTGAAATTAGCATTATCTTGGAAGAAATATTACCAGATGTTAGGTGTTGCATTTGTCGGATATATGCTATGTTGGTTGATGAGGAAAAACCCGGAACGCGCAAAGCATATGTTAGTTTCGTCGAACGAATATTTGAAATACCTACCTGTCGATAAAAATACCACAGACTTTATATCGCCAATATTGGATTTCACCGCAAAACACGATTTCGGTGGTCCAATGCCGCATCAATATGAAAGCCGAGTTCTCCAATCAGGTGGCGGAATCGCAAAACCTACAACCGCAACCGCAACGAAACGTTCTGTAAGTGAAACAAAGAAAAAGTTCGTTGCTGCACAACAGAACTGGCACTGTGGAGATTGCCAGAAACAATTGCCGGCTTGGTTCGAGGTTGATCACACAATTCGCTTAGAACATGGTGGAAGCAACCATGTGAGTAATCTGGTTGCCCTTTGTAGAGATTGTCACGGAAAGAAAACTGCTATTGAAAATTTATAATGTATATATATACGTTTAGGTAATTCATGTCAGAACAGTCAACCACTATTATAGACAAAATAACAAATTTTTATACAGAATACGGATTAAACCGTAGTCAAGTATTATTGATTCTATTGATTATCGTAACCATCGGAAATTTGTTTTACGTGTCCGGAGTCAATGTTTTAGAGTCGAAAGCGTATGCTTCCACTTTTGCGGTATTCTTCATGATTATGTTAGTAGCAGTTTATAAACTATTTACGGCAAAATCTGACAAGCCTATTGCATATACAACTATCTTCGTTATCTTTGCGTTTTTAGTGTTTAGTGTGATTTCTGAGTTTTACAGTAAATACATCAAGACATCCGCTATTTTCCAAAATGTTTCGGACAACCTACAAAACCGCGTTGTCATAAATCTCATTCAAATAAGTCTGTTGATTGCAATTGTTGTCGTTGGAATTTCGGCCGTCAACAACTTCTTCGGACGATGGTTGAACAATGCCGTTGGATGGTCGGGATTTATTATGAACTTGATAGTTTATATTCCTTGCTTGTTTACCGACTTTATTAAATACATAAAAGCTCAATACGGTATAACGTCAAGTGTTACATTTATCCTATTGTCAATTGAAGCTATATTAATTGCAGGTTACGCATTTATTCCCACTTTGATTTCATCGAAACTTAAAGAGGATAGCATCACGGTTATGAATTCCCCAGAATTCTTAGACAATATGGTTACAAAGAGTTTTATTAGACAAGATAGAGGAGACCATGATTATAAGAGAACCAATTACGCGTTCTCTATGTGGGTGTATGTTAATCCACAGACAAATAAAAATAACACAAATTCTAATATATTCTCATATGCGAAAGCTTATCCAAAAATATCCTATATTAAGAATGATAGTAAAACGGGTAAGGATATTTATCGTTTTACAGTTAATAAGCAAACATATGATATATCACTAATGAATCAGAAATGGAATAACATCGTTATGAATTTCAATGATAATGATACCGTTGATATCTTTATAAACGGCAATTTAGAAAGAACATTCGGAAAAAGTGACAGGAAGTCGTTGATTAACAAGGACCGCAATACAATAACAATTGGCGGCAATAATGGTATATATGGTGCGATATGTAATATACAGTATTATAACAAGCCTATCAGTATTATTGATATAACCGCAAATTACAATTTACTGCGAAATAACAATCCTCCTACCAATAATATAATGTAAAACATATATATAAATGGACTTTTTAGTTATTTTTTTAGCCATCTTACTCATTGTAGTTATCTTCTATATGGTGTATACCAAATCCGGTAATACGCAATCTAAAGTTGAGGTCGATATGTCAGCGCAACTTGCTGACATAACCAGCGACAAGCTCGTAAAACCAGATGCAGTTTCATATACATACAATGTGTGGTTATATGTCGATAAGCCTATTTCATCTACAGCGTTTATATTTGCGAGGGATAAGGATTTGACTCTCAAGTTAAATGGGACTACCTCAGTATTAAGCGTAACGACAAAACATACTAGCACCGCTGACATAACGCATATGATTACAAATAACTTCCCTTTACAAAAGTGGGTATATGTTGTCATCAGTGTGGATAACGCTACGATTGACATGTATTTAGATGGAAAACTTGTAAAATCCGTTGTTGACATGCACACGCCGGATGGCACGTCGCCGATTAAATTTGGAATAAATCCTGGTGTATTCATGTCCAAGTTCAATCGTGTTGTCGGAGCATCCAATCCACAGACTGTTTGGAGCGATTACCTGAATGGTAGTGGTTCTGCAACAGGTCTCAGTAATTTAGCTAACAAATATAGTGTGAACCTGGCTATATTGAAGGACAATGTTCTTTCTACGAGTGTTTCTTTATGGTAAATTATTTATCATACTAATTATATAGTAATGGAGTTAAATCGACCGCTGACTGAACAACTTCCTGATATACAAACTGGGGCTACAAATACTATAAATAATGTTACAGAATCGGTTAGTTCATCCTTGAAGGATTTCTCTACGCAGAGCATCGGAACAACGAGCGAGGAGTTTTTAAACTCGAATAGCATGATTTCCAAATTTGCGTTCTTGGTTCTAGTTTTGATTGTCTTTATCATGTTGATGAATTTAGGCGTCTTTCTGATTAATTACATATTGCAACCATCTAAGAGTCCGTATGTCATCAAGGGCATACAACCAGGGAATCGGCAGGTTCGGATTCCGCAAGACCCGAAAAACTCGAATGCAGTTACTATCTACCGTTCAAATAACGCCGACAAAGGCATTGAATTTACCTGGACAGTCTGGATTAATATAGACAGACTACCAGACTCGCCTAAAAACATATTTACGAAGGGATTTGGCGAGAGTCAACGGGGGCCTAGCGTTAGCCTTAAAGGCAATGCAGACAAAACTGGTTCGATTATTGTAGGCATGGATTCAGTAAACGCGTCCGATGCGAATATAATCGAGATTCACAATATTCCGTTGGGTCGCTGGTTCAATCTAGCAATTCGAATGCAGAATAAAATTATGGACGTTTATGTGAATGGAACGGTTGCGAAGCGTTATGTGTTCTCTAGTATTCCTCGCCAGAATTTCGGCGATGTGATTGTAGGTGAATTTGATGGAACACTATCTGATTTGAGGTATTTCGATAGCTCACTCAATATTTTCCAGCTCAATAATATTGCTATGGCTGGTCCGAATCTAAAGTCGGAATCAAAAACATTAGATACACGTTTTGATTATCTATCGAGTTTGTGGTATAGCCCTAGTAAATAATAAATAATATAGCTCATTATTATAATAATG